AACCCTGACAGTGAATCTCATTTACATGAGTTTGATGTTTGTATCAATAAGAAAAGATTTGCTGTCCGTTTTAACAGATGTACGTTTGGTGTTTATGAGGAAAAACTATTTTTTTCTCTTGACAAACCATTATTGTCGTGTGGAATTACAGAAGGAGAACTTCCCTTTATTAAGGAATCTATCGAAAAGAATCGACAATTTAAGACTAATGGGTACAGCATAGACGAGTCAATTGTCGGTGTAAAAGTCATCGGAAATATCCATGATAACATAGATTTAATCAAATAGAAAAAATGAATATTAAAGGTAAGGTTCATTGTTTCTTTGAACAGTCAGGAACATTTAAGAATGAGTTTCGCAAGCTCGGATACAAAGCCGAAGACTACGATATTCAAAATCAATTTAACGAAACTGACAACGTTGTAGATCTGTTTAAGGAAATCGAAACATGCTATGAGGGGGGGGTAAGCTTATTTGATAAGATAAGTGAAGATGATTTAATAATAGCCTTCTTTCCATGTATCTATTTCTGTGCAACGAGCCAGATGGCTTTTAGCTTTGGTTGTCATAACTATAAAGGGCTGACACAAAGAGAAAAAACTGAATCGATACTGCAAAGAGCTAAAGATAGAGAATATTTTTATTCTCTCCTCATAAAACTGACATCTGTATGTATAGAAAGAAAACTTCGCTTGATAATTGAAAATCCCTGGAGCATGCAAACATATCTCAAAGCAAACTTTGTTATACCGCCTACCATGGTAGATAACAATAGAATGTTGCGTGGAGATTATTATGTCAAACCGACAGCATATTGGTTTATCAACTGTGAACCTACCTATGGCATGAGCATTCAAAAAGACAAGAAAAAAAAGTTGATTATGAAATCAAAAGGTTCAGGACAAGCAAGCATTTGCTCGTCAGAACGCTCAATGATTTCCCCAGACTATGCAAGGAACTTTATCTGTGATTTTATTCTTGGAAAAGAACAGAAACACACAGAAAGATTATTGTTTTAATTAAGTAAAGCGCATGAAGAAGATTCTTTTTAATGATAAATTTTGCCTCACGCAGGCGGTGCTTGCAGGCACAAAGACAATGACAAGGCGAGTACTAAGAGATAATGTACCGCTTGGTAATTGGAAAGAAACTGTAAAGCACCTACCTTATAAGGTTGGCGAAGTGATAGCAATAGCACAGCCTTATAAGGATATTATTGAACGTCTCCCGATGTACAGCGATGCTATACTTGGTGTTGATGGTATTCCACGTAAGGAGTTTAAAGCAGGCTGGACGAATAAAATGTTCGTGAAAGCTGATTTGCTCCCTCATCACATCAGAATTACCGATGTTAAGGTGGAACGCTTACAGGACATATCAGACGATGATATTTTGCGAGAGGGCATAAGAAAGGAAAGTTATGCTGGTGGGTGTATGTATTTTTATAACAAAGCATACATACGTAAGGGAAACAGATATGTTGAGCCTATATACAATACAACGCCAATGAGAGCCTTTGCATCGCTCATATATAAAGTGTGTGGCGGAGAAACATGGGAGAGTAACCCTTGGGTGGTTGCGTATAGTTTTGAATTAGTAGATTAATGTATGGACGAATTAATGAAACCTACAGATATACAATTATATGCAAAGCCTTTTTTGCTTAAGAAACTTTATCACGATGATTTCTATGAAGTGAAAAGGAAAGGTAAATCACGTGCAGGGTCAACACCCTACGCAAGTAAGAGGAAAAAGAAACGTAAAAAGTGAAATTAAATAGAAGAACTATGAAAGTAGAATTACAATGCGGTGATACAATCACCATTCCTGAGGGTTGCAAGGCAATCGTTAAGGACGGGAGTGTGGTATTTGAGAAAGAGGAAGAGCAGGAGTTTAAGGATGGGGATGTGCTAACCTTACTGCTTGATAATAAGGTAGTCTTTATATTCAAAGAAGACGAATTGAAACTAAAAGATAACAAAAACGGCTATTATGTATGCCATACGTCCGACTATGTTATTGATGTATCCACAAAAGATAGCTTGCTTTTCTGTGGGTATAAAGAAGAGGTACGTCTTGCCACAGAAGAAGAAAAACAACTGCTCTTCGACAAGATGAAAAAGCAAGGTTTGCAATGGAATGCAGAGGAGAAGCGAGTAGAGAAGATTAGGTGGAGAGCGAAGAAAGATGGAGATTACTACTTTATTGACATTAATTTAACAGTTAAAAGTATAGACGATACTTATAGCACTTTTGATAACGGACTTTGGAATGCTCTCAACTATTTTCACACCGAGGAGTATACCGCCGAAGCTGCAAGGCGTGTGAAAGAAACATTGCGAAAGTACCACGAGGAGATAGGAGAGTAAGCATGGATATTCGTGATATAAAGATAGGTGACAAGGTCTGCAATAAAGAAGACGGATTCCCTATGACAGTCGTAGGGCTTTACTCAACTCTTACCGACTTGAGCAACGGCACAGTTAACCTTGACTTTGAGGGGAACGAAGGCGACATGTGGGAGGAAGAAGCAAAAGATTTGATACCCTATGATGTTTAGATACTAAAACGAACGAGTATGCGCTAACGTTCTCTGATACGGGCATAACTATGACAGCAAATACATTAATAGACGTGCTGCACTTGTTGGGCAGGCGATGAAGATAAATAAAAAGTTCTTTCCTCGATGTGTCAAGGCAAAGCTTAGACAGATTGCAAGATTAGAAAACGAGTATCGTGGTACTGACTACGAAACTCGCAAGAATGAACTTTACAAAGAATGGTTTAACTAATGAAGGTAATTTTAGATATTTCATTTGATGGGAGGAACATCAACGATATTTACAATCTGCCGTGTGTAATGGCAGTTACGAAAGATGCAGGAGGAAAGCCTGCCGTAATACTTAAAAAGACTCACACCAAAGGACGGACGATAGCCCGACTTGGTGACCATATTTGCCAATATGAGAGTGGTTTATGGCAGGTTTACGGCTCTGAGGCAGCCGATAAAATCATTAAAGAAGGAAGATAAGCACATGAATGAGTTTAACGCAAAGAAGTTGGCTAAAAACGAGATAGTTGACTTCATGAAGATAACAGAAAAACATAGGGAAACATTTAACCATGTTTCAGCCCTATTTCACACTATCGTTAGGTGGAACAAACGACATTGCCCATACTTATATGCGTGATGCAATAGAGAAAATCAAAGAAGAAGGACTATACAAACAAAGGGTGAAGAAAGCGTGCAAAGATGCTATGTCCCGATATGATGTTTTTGAGAAACTCAACATGCAGGATATGCAGAATGCAGAAACCGACAAACGTCAGCTTTATATGGACTTCCTCGATAGCGTCGATGAAAGGTTAAAACAGCATGTATTTCTATTCCGCCAAGCGATAAAAAGAGTGCTTGATAGGAATATGATAAAGGATAGCGATTTAAAGTCATATATTATCCTTGCATACGAACTTATCAACTACTCAGTAGAATTGTTCGATAAGTTTATCGAAGGATGTCCGTCTTGTCCTCCTGTAAACTTCGGACTTACCTTTAAGCCTGCACGACTTCACTCTGTCCGCCAAGCATGGGGACAAGTTGAGGAGATACTCTGTAAGGATTGCGTGAGCATCGACCTCAACAAAGATGAGAATTGCAGGCGTTCGCTTGATGTTATCGAACTAAATCTTGTGTCAGAGAAGTTTATCAACGAAAGCGGTACGGCTGCCCTTGAACTTAATCCAGACGCACGAATGGAAGCTGATAGACACATGATGGAGTGGGACAAGAAAAACCATAAAAAGTATGAACTCACTGATAGACAAGCAGACTATCTAAGAGAAAACTATCATTTGAAAACAAACAAGGAACTCGCCGCCTTTATCGGATGCGGCTTGACAAAATTGCGTGAGTTTGCAAAGGAATTAGGTTTAACAAAAAAAAAGATAGCATGAGTAGAACAAAGTTTTGTATAATGTCAGTCGTAACCCTTGCTACATTTGGGTTTGCCGTTTACGTACATAGTAACAACAGACTTGTAAGAGGTATAGTTATCGAGAAATCGGAGATACCCGAACACTATGAAACGATAGATAAGGGCGTCTTGCCTTATGAGCAGAAATACATTAATGCTCAGTATTTCGTCACTCTTTCGTTTCACAATAGGAAAGAAAAGATTGCCGTTGATTGGGTGACTTTCGACAAAGCCGTTATTGGTAAAGAACTAACAATAAAAAGATAATATGGGAAAGAGAGATTTTCAAGAATTGATGGACTTTGCAAGAGAAAACAATCTCATGAACAAGCCACTGAATATAGTCATTCAGAAGTTTAGAATTTACAAAGGGAGTGCCAAGTAGGTGCTCCCTTTTTTGTTTATACGAAAAACCCTGCTTGTCCTCTCGGATTGCAGGGTTATCCTAAAAATAATCTTACCTGAAAAATAACTAAAAACCTAAATCAATTCAAAACAAATTCAATACTTTTCTCCTACAAATTTAGCAAATTATCGTGAAAGATGCAAGAGAAAAGGAATATTTATTCAATGAATTTATGCAAATTCTTTCCAATATTGCAAACATTGGAAAGAATTAAATCTTTCTATACTTCTTCAACAGCCAAACAACGATATAGCCAATG